CACCTACCCGAACCTGGAGAAGACCACCATCCCGTCCTGGCACGAGTGGGTGCCGCGCGGGCTCGGCGAATGGAACGGCGGGCCGCCGCCGAGCCACAAGTTCAAGATCGACGTGGCGACCGTCGGGCCGGTGTCGATCGAGGTCGAGTTCAAGGCCTTGGGCGACCACCGCATCGAGGACGTGATGCGCGGCTGGCAGGGCACCGCGGTCTACATCAACGAGGCCGACCGCTTGACGCCGGACGTGCTGACCTACGTGCGCGGCCGCACCGGGCGCTATCCGCCGAAGATGGAGGGCGGCTGCACGTGGCGCGGCGTGTGGGGCGATTTGAACGCGCCCGACACCGAGAATTGGGTCTACAAGAAGTTCGTCGAGGAGCCGCGCGAGGGCTACCAACTCCTGATCCAGCCGTCGGGCTTGTCGCCCGCCGCCGAGAACGTGCGGAACCTGCCGGCGGGCTACTACGAGGAGAACGCCAAGGGCCAGCCGGACTGGTGGGTGCGGCGCTTCATCCGCAACGAGTGGGGGTATTCGAGGGACGGGCTGCCGGTCTACACCGAGTTCAACGACGCGTTGCACGTCGCGGCCGTGGCCCTCCGACCGATCCGGGATCTGGCGGTGATCGTCGGCCTCGACGCGGGGCTGACCCCGGCGGCGACCTTCTGGCAGCGCCTGGGCGACGGGCAGTGGCGCTGCTACCGCGAGCTGACCACCGAGCACATGGGGGCCACCCGGTTCGGCGAGCGGGTGGCGCAAATCCTGGCCGAGACCTTCCCCGGGATGCAGGTGGTGGGCTGGGCCGACCCGGCGGCGCAGTACGGGGCCGACCGCGAGGGCGGCGAGAAGACCTGGATCGAGATCGTCGCCGAAAAGGCACAAATCCGCATCAAGCCGGCGCCGAGCAACGGCCTGGTGGCGCGGCTGGAGGCGGTGCGCGCGCCGCTCATGCGGCTGATCGACGGGCACGCGCCCGGCCTGCTGATCGACCCGTCGTGCAAGGCGCTGCGCAAGGGCTTCAACGCGAGCTACCGCTACCGCCGCATCCAGGCGCCGGGCGCCGAGAGCTACAGCGACCAGCCGGAGAAGAACGGCTACAGCCACGTCCACGACGCGGCGCAATACGCCCTGCTGGGCGGCGGCGAATGGCACGAGGTGACGGGGCGGCGGGCGGCGCGGCAGCAGCACCGGAGCCAGGTGCGCGCGGCAAGCGATTACGACGAGCTGGGGGCCTAGGGATGTGGACAGTGGCGATCGTCAAGCAGCGGATGCGCGAGGCGGCGCGGGTGTTACGCACCATGCCGGCCCCGGACGGGAAGGCGAAGCGGGCCTTGAAGGGGGGCCACACCCCATGGCCGGAGTGCGTCCGCGACACCTGGGACGCCGGGTTGACGGAGACCGCGATCCGACCGGGCCCGGAGGCGGTCGCGGCGGCCGAGGAGGCCATGCAATGGCTGCTCTGGGTGCCCGAGATGGAGCGCCGGATCGTATGGGCACGGGCCCAGGGGGTGAAGTGGTGGCGGATCGCCGCGGCGGTCGGCTCATCGGATCGTACCTGCGAGGCGATGCTCGCCCGCGCCCATGAGCAGATCGTCATGCGGCTCACGCTCCGAAAAACTCCCGTTGCGGAGAAAGGGGAAATCCAGTAGTCAAATCCGCTAACGTCGTTCGAACCAGGGCCGGACCTCCGCGAGGGGGGTCCGGCCCTTTCGTTTGGGGGCCGTATGTGAGCGCGATCACCAGCCTGTTCGCCCCGAAACCGCCGAAGCTCCCCCCCGGCCCGCCGGCGCCGACCCCGGACAGTCCCGAGGTGCTGGCGGCCAAGGCGGCCGAGCTGGAGCGGCGCAAGAAGCGCCAGGGCTTCGCGTCCACCATCCTGACCGGCGCGACCGGCGTGCTGAGCCCGGCGCCGACGGTCGCGAAAACCTTGCTGGGCCAATAGATGCGCAGCCTGGTGTTCGCGCCCGAGGCCAACGGCGCCGCGACCTTCGGCCGATCGTTCTCGGACGCCGTGAACGCTCGCGCCCTGGCGCCGTCGACGGCGGCGAGCATCACCGTACCCACCGGCGCGGTCCATGCGGTGTTCTCGGCGACCCAGGATTTCTGGGCGAAGGCCGACGCTACGCCGACGATCCCCGGCGACGTGGACAACGGCGCCGCCGCCGAGCTCAATCCGACGGTGATGCGGGTTCAAGGTCTCGCCACCATCGGGGTGATCGCCGAGGCGGCGTGCAAGCTCACCGTCGCGTTCTACGGTTGAGGAGGAGGGCGTGGCCAGCGGGTGGACCAACAAGGGCAAGTTCCGGGCGCTCGGCATCCTGTTCCGCAACGACACCGAGCCGACGACCTTCTTCATCGCCTTGCTGACCGCCGCCACGTCGCCGACGCCGGACACCAACATCATGTCGGACCATACCCAGATCGCGGCCGGCAACGGCTACAGCGACGGCGGGATCTCGATCGCCCGCAACGCGACCGACTTCGACGTGCACACCGAGGACGACGCCAACGACCGATCGCTGATCCAGCTCAAGGACGAGGTATGGACGGCCTCCGGCGGGTCGATCCCGGCCTCGGGCGGCGGGGCGCGCTGGGCGGTGGTGACCGACGACAACGGCACCGTGGGCTCGCGCGAGATCTACGCCTACTTCGACCTGGTCTCCGACCGCACCGTGAGCGCGAGCCAGACCCTCACCTTGCAGAACTGCGAGATGAGGCTGACCGAATGAGCCTCCGGACTCTCCTGGGGATGGCTCCGCGGCCGCCGCGCCTGCCGAATTGGGCGGCGTGGGAGGGCGATACCACGATCGTCGTCGACCTCGACGGAGCCTATCCCCACTACCTGGAGGCGCTGGCGCCGCAGCTCGGGGAGACGATCACGCAATACGCCCTCGAGGTGGCGCGGCGGTGCCTGACGGTGGACCTCAAGGCGATCGTCAAGGCGGCCGATCCGGCGCGGGAGAAGGCGCTCAACCTCCGGCTGATCGGCAAGCAATGGAAGCTGAAGAATTTTCCGCCCGGCGACGGCGAGCTTCGCGGCGGGTCCGAGTTCAAGCGCTATCACGACAACCTGCCGGGCGAGCCCGGCGCCAGGAGAGGTTAGATGGACCTTGCGGCGCTGAAGGCCGAGATTGAAACCGGCCCCCTCGCAAGCGAGCTCGCCCCATTCGTGGCCGCGAAGGCTTATGAAGAAGCGGCAGGAGTATTGAACAGGCAGGATCGGCCAACGAAGGTCAATTCGGTTGATGCGGTTGCGTTGCGTCGCTTGATCTTGAAGTTGTGGGGTGGGTTTTCCACAGACACGAAAGAACTTCTCATGTTCCTTGCCGCTACTGGCTTGTCATTCGATGGAACGAACGCAGAAGACGTAGCGCTTCTCACTACGTTGATTGGTGTTGATGTGCCTACACTGACCGACAAATTCATTAGTCGCATCGAGGAGGTTGATAGCATCGGCTCCAGGATAGTCGGTGGCGATGTGTTTTGGGCGACGGAAGTAGGGAACAAATAAATGGCCGACGCCACCCTCAAGCCGATCTATGCCGCGCGCGCTGCCATCACTGTCTCGCCTGCCTCTCTAGCGTCGTCTTCGACCTTTGTTGCCGGGCAAGAATCAACTGTTATCGACAACACCAGCACGCGCTACATGGACGCGCTGGTGAGTGGGAAGATTACGGTTGGAACAACTCCAACGGCAAACACGCAAATTCGGATCTATGTCGGCACGATCTGGCAAGATGCGCCATCGTATCCCGACGTGTTCGACGGGACCGATAGTGCCGAGACCGTCACGAACGTTGGTATCCTCAACAGCGCATTGAAGTTGGCTGCCATCTTGGAAGTGAGCGCGGCTACAAGCGATGTTGCACAGTGGATCGCCGCGTTCTCCGTGAAACAACTGTTCGGCGACATCATGCCGGACAAGTGGTTCATCTTCATTTCACACAACACAGGCGTCAACTTGAACTCCACAGGCGGCAACCATGCCATTGAGTTCCTCGGTGTGAACTATCTCGCGGATGAATAGACCATGGCGTTCGATCTCGAAAGTTGGCGGCATCTAATACGGAACGTACAACCACTCGCGATTAGAGGCTTCACGATCACGGACTATCTCAATAGGTCTGATACATCCCTCGCCGCCGAGCCACTGACACTTGCTGCGTGGTGGAACAGTGACGATTTCTCGGCTAATGGCGCTGCTATCGCGTTAGCAGACAATGGTGGCTTTGGTGGTTATTATCTCCGAATTGCAACATCCTCTGTTCAGGGAACAAAAACACCAGATTTGGGGGGGCCTTCCAATGCCTCGGCTACGCACGGGGCTATTGCCAATACCTGGAGAGGGAGTGTAGTGCATTTTGAGGATGATGTTAATCGATTAGCAAATTTTGGTCGTAAACGAAACGTTTCAGTAGGGACCTCCACAACTTCTATTGCCGATCCAACACCAGATGCGCAAACAGTCGGGGCAAGAATAAACGCATCAGTAACAGAACCATATCTTGGGGCGCTTTCTTTACCAACTATTTGGGACGTACTTTTAACCACAAAAGAGCGATCGGACTACGTCGGTGGTGTCCATCCGGGGTTTATTCAACCTAACCACATCGTCCGAGCGTGGTGGCAATACCCAGGCTTCCCGATGGGGTTCGACTTCTCGACTGCCGCAGCGCGTCTTAGCGTCGTCGGGAGCAACCTAACTCTTGTCTCTGGACCGCCAATTATATTGGCGCCGCGTAGGTTAGTCACGGGTTGGCGCAAGGGTGCTGCCGGCGGTCGCATCTGGAAGCTGGTCGGTCCCGGCGGCGGGCTGGTCGGCGAGGGGCGAGGGCTGGTGGCATGAGCGGCGACTTCACCCTGGGCGTCACGCTCGACTTCAAGTTCACGTCGCGCGCCTTCACCACGGGCGCGCCGTTCACCCTCGCCGGCTCGCCGGTGGTCTCGGCCTACCCGGACAACTCGACGACGGAGATCACCGCCGGCATCACGCTGACGGTCGATTTCGACGGCGTGACCGGGCTCAACAACATCCGCGTGGTGGCCACCAGCGGCAATGGCTACGCGGACGGGACGAGCTATGCCCTGGTCATCACCACCGGCACGGTCAACGGCGTCAGTGTCGTCGGCGAGGTCGTCGGCGAGTTCACCCTGGGGCGGGCATCGACCGCGAACCTGACGCAGATCGGCGGCGTGGCGCAGTCGGCGACCGACCTCAAGGACTTCGCCGACGACGGCTACGATCCGGCGACCAACAAGGTGCAGGGCGTCGTCCTCGCCGACACCCTGACGACCTACACCGCGAACACGCCGCAGACCGGCGACGGCTTCGCCCGGCTCGGCACGCCGGCCGGGGCGAGCGTGTCGGCCGATATCCTGGTGGTGAAAAACTTCATCGACACCGAGATCGCGGCCATCCAGGCCGACACCGACGATATCCAGACACGGCTTCCGGCGGTGCTGGTCAGCGGCAAGATGGACAGCAACGTCGCGCTGTGGTCGGGCGGCACCGTCGTCGCGCCGGCGGTCACGGGCATCCCGAAGGTCGACGTCACCCACTTCGGCGGCGTCGGCGCGACGACTTCGGGCGGCATCCCGAGCGTCGACGCCGCGAAGATCTCCGGCTCGACCACCGCCGCCGACAAGCTCGAGCTGGGTGCCTTGTCGATCGAGACCGGGGCGGCGATCGCCGGCACCCTGTCCACCACCGAGATGACGACCGATCTGACCGAGGCGACGAACAGCCACTACAACGGGCGCACGATCATTTGGACGTCCGGCGTGCTGCTGCGCCAGGCATCGGCGATCACCGCCTACGACGGCTCGACCAAGAAGCTCACCTACACCGCGGTCACCGAGGCGCCCTCGGCCGCCGACACCTTCATCCTCGTCTGATGCCCGTCAACGCCACCCGCGTCTCCACCCTCAGCGTTCGCGGCACCCCGGGCGTCATCCAGTCGTTCGGGGCGGGCCCCATCGTCATCACCCCGGCGGCGGCGGGGGCGCGCGCCATGGCGCTGGACCCGACGGTGGTGCTGGGCTCGATCGCGATCAGCCCGGCGTTCGCCGCGGCCCGGGCCTTGGCGCTCGATCCCACCGTGCAGGTCGGCGGCGAGCTGGTGGAGCCGGCGTTCGCGGCGGCCCGCGCCCTGGCGCTCGATCCGACCGTGGTGCTGGGCTCCCTCAGCCTGACGCCGGCGCCGGCATCGGCGCGGGCGCTCGCCGTGAACCCGATCGTGCTGGACGGCAGCCTGGCCGCGCGGGCGCGGTGGTTCGACCGCATGCGCCACGCCATTCCGTGGCGCGCGCATGCCGAACGGCACCCGTACAGCCAGAGGCAACACTGATGGCGGGCCCCTGAAATGGCGGACATCGCCCGCATCCTCGCCCGCCTCAAGCACCTGGAGGCCGAGCGCGCGACCTGGGAGCCGGTCTGGCAGTCGATCGCCGAGTACGTGCTGCCCAACCGGGCGGACTTCGCCGTGCAACGCGGCCCAGGCCAGGAGCGCACCCAGAAGCTCTATGACATGACGGCGGTGCACGCCAACGAGATGCTGGCCTCGGCGTTGCACGCCATGCTGACCAATCCGGCGCTGCATTGGTTCACGCTGCGCACCTACGACGAGAAGGTGAACGTGATCCGCGCCGTGCGCGCCTGGCTGGAGGACGCGCAAACTCGGATGGAGGCGGTGTTCTCCTCACCCCGCGCCGGGTTCACTCCGGCGATCCACGAGTTCTACCTGGACCTCGGCGCGCCCGGAACGGCGGTGATGCTGGTGGAGGAACGGGGCCGCGATCAAATCCTGTTCCGCACCCATCACCTGGCCGAGTGCATGCTGGCCGAGGGCGAAACCGGCCGGATCGACACGATCTATCGCAAGTTCAAGATGACCGCGCGCCAGCTCGCGCAGCGGTTCGAGACGTTGCCCGAGAAGATCGCCAACGCCCTGGCGGGCGATAAGCCCGACCAGGAGTTCGAGATCGTCCACGCGGTCGAGCCGCGCGCCGATTACGACGGCCGCCGTCTCGACGGCCGCAACATGCCGTGGCGATCGTGTTACGTGGCGCTCCAGGACAAGGCGGAACTATCGGAGGGCGGCTACCAGGAATTCCCGTTCGTCGCGGCGCGCTGGTCGAAGGTCGCCGGCGAGACGTATGGGCGATCGCCGTCGTGGACGGCGCTGCCCGACATCAAGATGGTCAACGCCATGAGCCGCACGGTGCTCCGGGCCGCGCAGAAGGCGACCGACCCGCCGCTGTTGCTGTCGGACGAGGGCATCGTGCTGCCGGTGCGAACGACGCCCGGCGGGTTGAACTTCGGCGCGGTGGACGGCCAGGGCCGCGAGCTGATGAAGCCGCTGGTGACCGGCGCGCGCATCGACATCGGGCTGGAGATGCAGGAGCAGCGGCGCGAGCAGATCCGCCACGCCTTCTTCGTCGATCAGCTCCAGTTCTTCAACGACCAGCGGATGACGGCGACCGAGGTGCTGCAACGCACCGAGGAGCGCTTGCGGTTGATGAGCCCGATGGTCGGCCGGATGCAGATCGAAGGATTGGGGCCGCTGGTCGAACGGGTGTTCTCGATCATGCTGCGACGCGGGCAGTTCTTGCCGCCGCCGCTGGAGCTGCGCGGCCAGGAGATCAAGATCGAGTATGTGTCGCCGATCGCCAAGGCGCAGCGGGCGAGCGACCTGGTGGCCATGAGCCGTGGCTTCGAGCTGCTGGCGCCTTACGCGGCGGCGAACCCGGCGGCGCTCGACGTGATCGACGGCGACGAGCTGGTGCGCGCGGTCGCCGACCTGTCGAGCTTCCCGCTCAAGGTCGTGCGCGACGCCCGGGCGCTGGCCGCCGTGCGGGCCGGACGGCAGCAGGCGATCGAGGCGGCCAGCCAGCGGCAGGACATCGGGCTCGCGGCCGACGTCGCGGGCAAGGTGATGAAGGGAGGCCAGCGTGCCACCGCTTGATGTTCCTCCGGAGGAGCTGCGTGCCGCGAAGTTGCGTGACCTGGCCGTCGACTACGGCCGGACCTTCGGGTCGGAGCACGGTGCCCGGGTGCTCGCCGATCTGGAGCGGCGCGGGTTCATGGCGCGCACCACGTTGTGCGTCCGCGACCCCGAGGGCACCGCGTTCAACGAGGGCCAGAGGATGATGGTCCTGCACATTCGGAAGATGACGGCGCTGAAGGAGGCCGACGTGCGGCGCCTGGCGCACCTGGAAACCGAGAACCTGATGGAGAACTTCGATGGCTGACCCTGTCATTCCCGTAACCCCCGCCGTCGCGCCGGCCGTGCCCGTGATCCCGGAGAACTGGAAGGACGCGCTGCCCGAGGACGTCCGCAAGCTGCCCACGATCGCCGCGCTCAAGACCGTGCCGGACGCCATCACCATGCTGCTCGCCGGCCAGAAGATGGTCGGCGCCGGCAAGGTGGCGATCCCGGGCAAGGACGCGGGCGAGGCGGAGTGGGGCGCGGTGCACGACGCGCTGGGCCGGCCGAAGACCGCCGACGACTACCAGATCGCCGCGCCGAAGGATCTGCCGCCGGGGTTCGCGATCGACGACGGGCTGGCCAAGGGCTTCCGCGAGACCGCCCACAAGCTGGGCCTGCTGCCCGCGCAGGTGCAGGGCCTCTTCGGCTGGTTCGTGGGCGAGAACGCCAAGGCCTTCGCCGGCCAGGCGGACGCGGGCGCGGCCCAGCTCGCCGAGACCAACGCGGCGCTCCGCAAGGAATGGGGCTTCGCCTACGACCGCAAGCTGGCCGTCGCGCTCAAGGCGGTGACCGCGTTCGGCGGCGCCGACCTGGTGGGGCTGCTGAACCAGACCGGGCTCGGCAACCATCCGGTCATCATCAAGATGATGGCCAAGGTCGGCGAGAAGATCGGCGAGGATCCGATCCTTGCCGGAACGCCGGCCGCCGGCGAGGGCGCCCAGACGCCGCTGGCGGCGCAGGAGAAGATCCTCGAGCTGCAAGGCGACAAGGAGTTTCGCGCCGCCTACACCGCGAAGGAACACCCGGGCCATGCCGCCGCGCTTCTGCGGATGCAGCGCCTGCACGAGCAAGCCTATCCGGGCCAGCGGGTGGCAGCCGCGTAAGCGGTCGCCCGAGCACCGGCACGACCGACGCCGATCCGGGCAGCCCCCGCAAGAGGGTCCGGTTGACCGCCCGAAAGAGGGCCGCCGCAAGGGGGCGTTAAACCATCAGGAACGGTCCGGCAT